GGTTAGCGCCGCGTCCGCCACTTTGTACGGCATCGCCTCGGCGCGAATGTCGCCGCCGTCCAGGTCGCAGTTTTCCGCCACCGACGCCTCTCCGGGCGCCAATAAATGTGACGCGGCGATCGGCCGCATGCCCCTGAATCCGTTTGCCGGGAGTGTAATTTTCACTGTTTGGCTTCCAGCATGCGCGAAACGCCGCCATAGCCGTTTCGCACCAATTTAAGCAGTTCTTCCTTGGCGGCCTGGCCGTCCGTCAGCGCGGCCATTGCCTGGAAAACTGATGCGTTTTTGGTTTCGCCAACTTCTTTGTGCACCATCGCCATCCTGTTCTGCAATCCCGACAGTTCTTCAGCGATCATAAACTGACTGCAACCGTAAACGACTACCCGCTCGCCATTGTCGAACGTATTGTCGGAAACGTATTTCATCGCACACCGCTCCCACCGCTTGCGGCACGGCTTGCTGTTGTAGGGACACTCAAGATCGCGGCGGTCTATTTCCCTTCCAGGTCTCATCGTCAATTCCTCTGCTGGCGCGTGAAATTGCGTCCGGTGGGCCGCCAGGTGGCTGACGTTCCTGATTCGCCGGTGGCGCCGGTGCCAGCCGCGCCGGTTCCGCCCGTGCCAGCCGCCGAGGTGGCGGTATGCCCTGTAATATTCAGCGCGTAAGTAAGCCCCGTGCCTCCAGGGTTTCCTGCTGCCAGCATACTTGTGCTATGCGAACCGGTATCGTGGGTGTGGCTTGGGCCGGTGTGGGTGTGGGAGGGACCGGTGTGCGTGTGCCCGGGCTGCATCCATGTGCCGCCCGACTTGTTTGTACCCGCGGCTTCTCCAGAGGCACCGCTGCCTTTGGTGACGTAAACCAGTCCGTCGTCCACGTCCGTCTTCAGCGTGTAACCCAGCGCCGCTGTGTCTTTTTCGAATAAAATAATATCGCCGGCGGGTATGGCGCTCGCCACCCAATCCATAATCCCCGCAGTCAGCCGCAGTACGACCGCATGGTCGGAGGATGCCGTAACGGCCAGCGCCGACGTTCCTTCCTGCGCGCGGCCGGAAACATTCCCGGTTGTCTGGTCCGCCACGCTGCTGCCGATTGTCACCACATCGGACCCCGAAGGACGCTTGATTACCTTGATTATTTCTCGGCTTCCAGCGCTATTGACCAGCGTGATGAAAAAATGCTTTTCCTGCCCTGTTTCTATTGCCGGGCACCCGAGATCGCCGTGGCCGCTTTTTAGCGTGAGCGTCGTTGCGACGGCTGTGCAGTCGGTTGACAGCTCCATGACGTACTGGTTTTTGAATTGTATGGCCGACATTCCGACCGTCTCCTTTCTTGACCGTTACATTAAATGTCGTGCTGCGCGGCGTCAGGCGCTACGGCGTCAGTTTCAACGCGCTCGGCAATACCGATTGACGATTGAAACTTAGAATACCATGCGAGCGCCCTTTCGCGCGCTCCATTAGAAAAATCGGCGTCCTTTGCGTAAGACCAGTAGCAACAGAACTCGGTCAGCGCATTGGCGTGCTCGTCGCCAATTCCGATTGCCACAGCGTAACTGCCGGGATTGACTAAATCTGCTGGCAGCGCGCCATACGTCATGTAGACATAGCCTTGCGCGCTTGACGGTTGAGGGGGGATGACCGCGAACTGCTTGGGGATCTTGTCGTCGTAGGCGTAATGGCGCGCCTCGGCCGATGCGTCCATGGCGGCGAAGAACGGATTATAGGCCCCCATTTTTTCAAGGTTCACCTTGGTCACAAGCCGCCCCGGCGTAAGCCCGTCGGCGCCCATGTTGTGGGATATGCGCAGTAGTACGAGACCGCCCGCCGGAAGGCTCTGGTACGTTCCGGCCGCGAGTTGCACGGCGCCGGATACTAAATTCGCATCGGGCTTCAACGCACAGATTTCGCGCTGACCGTGGTTGACCCCCGAGAAAAGCCATTCCTCGGTCCAGCGGTCGTATCCTTCGTCATGCAGAAACCCGGACGCCGTCGCCATAATTGCCGATGCCAGTATCGTCCCCATTTTTTTGCCTTTTATTCTTGTTTTGGTTCTTACTTAAAACTTAAAACGTAAAACTTAAAACTATGCGGTTACTACAACCTCACCAGATACTGGTCCCCCTGCAGCGCCCGCATAGCCGCCTCTTCCCGAACCCGCTTAACCTCTTCGATAAAACCCTTATGGTGCAGCAAAACGGGCTTGCCCAACTTTTTGCCTGAAGTAAACCTGAATGCCGCCTCATCGCAAATTGCCCGGCAGCTTTCTTCTGGCAGTCCCCATACGCCATAGTCTGAAAACACCGGCGCCGGCTTTCGAATGTATGGGATCGTGAATGTCCCCGTTGAATCGGCGCTGGGCGCGTCCAGTAACAACTGCTGCGTTGATGCCGGCACGACAACATAGGCATCGCCGCTGCCAAACCCCTGTGAGCTTCCGCCGAACATCGCGCATTTCAACTGCGTCACGGCGGCAACTGAAAGCACCAAACCGTGGCTTTGCCGTGTCGTATTGTGCACGTTGTCACGCGCCTGCACCGTGCCCGTGAATGTCTTTGCCGTGTCCGTCAGCGCCGCCTCGCCGCCGGTCTCCCCCCCGGCCGATGTAGTCGTTCCGGTAATGCGGCTTTCGTCGGATTCCCGCGCCGCAACCGCCACCCGCGACGGATATTGCCGCTCCGTGCTTTCGTTGGCGCGGAATATTTTTTCCTGGCTGGAAACGACCGGCCAGTGTTCGTCGCCGGTGCCGTCAACATACTTTATTACCAGCCGACGGCAGGAGTCGTATGCGTACAGGTCTATAAAATCAGGCGGCAGATCGTACCTGACGGCCGCTGCTATAGAAGTAATGCTAATCGTCCCGGTCAGCGAGCGCGTCAGCCGCGCGAACTCGATTGCCGCAGCGTCCAGGTGCCTGTAGATTGTTCGGGAATTTAGTTGCAGCAAATCGGTGTCTGGCCTGTCTACTGCGTCCAAAAACATCTCAATTAGTGTTTTTCCGTCCATGGCGCCTTTCTATGTTACTTATATATACCATCGTTTCCGCCGCTGCTAGACAATCGAGCTGCGCAAGGCTATTTAGCGACAACTTTTCTTCCTCCGGCCTTCAGGGACACCTTTGGAGCATTAGGGGCTACCGGCGGAGGAGGTTCGGAAGCGGCTATCAATTCGGGCTCGAACCAGTCAAAAAACGTGTTGGGCTCCCGTCCACGGATAGCAAGCGTGTGGTTGCCGGAAGTCAAATATATTTCATAAGGACTGTATTGTGGCGCTGAAAAGGTTCCCGTTCCGCGTTTGTTCAAATAGGTCGTCACCCAGGCTCCGTAATATTCAGGCAAGCTGGACGGATTGCCGTCCCAGGTATCCTCGTCCGCGCCGTCGATTGAAAAATAAAACGAGTCCGCGCTGGCTGATTGTAGGTAAACCCTTGTTTGTATTCTATAGGTGCCCGTTTGTGCGACTGAAAACGTATAATTGGCCGTTCCCTGGCCGCTGACTGTGGTGTGGATATAGTGGCCTCCAGATGCCGCAGAGTTTGAAGCAACGACCATCGGTGACACTATCGTTCCGTCCTCGGCCTCGTTGTAATCTGTCGCCGGCGGGGATGCCGCCGAAATAGTGTAGCTCATCGAGGTGGTGGCGGAGGTGTTTGCCGGGGATGCCGTATCCTGCGCAGCAACGTAGGTCGTATAGGTTGCGCCACAGGCCCGCGACACTGTACGGGTAT